ATGTTTAAACCGGAACTCCTTTCCCCGGCGGGAACGCTGAAAAATATGCGTTACGCTTTCGCTTATGGCGCAGATGCTGTTTATGCGGGCCAGCCGCGTTACTCCCTGCGTGTGCGCAACAACGAATTCAACCACGAAAATCTTCAGCTCGGCATCAATGAAGCCCACGCGCTGGGGAAAAAGTTTTATGTCGTGGTCAACATTGCACCGCACAACGCCAAGCTGAAAACCTTTATCCGTGACCTGAAACCGGTGGTGGAAATGGGGCCGGATGCGCTGATTATGTCCGATCCAGGGCTGATTATGCTGGTGCGTGAGCACTTCCCTGAAATGCCGATCCACCTCTCGGTGCAGGCTAACGCCGTAAACTGGGCGACGGTGAAATTCTGGCAGCAAATGGGCCTGACCCGCGTGATCCTCTCTCGCGAGCTGTCGCTGGAAGAGATTGAAGAGATCCGCAATCAGGTGCCGGATATGGAGATCGAGATCTTCGTTCACGGCGCACTGTGCATGGCCTACTCCGGTCGCTGCCTGCTCTCTGGCTATATCAACAAGCGCGATCCGAACCAGGGTACCTGCACCAACGCCTGCCGCTGGGAGTACAACGTCCAGGAAGGGAAAGAAGATGACGTTGGCAACATCGTACACAAGTACGAGCCGATTCCGGTGCAAAATGTTGAGCCGACGCTGGGTATCGGCGCGCCAACCGACAAAGTGTTTATGATCGAAGAAGCCCAGCGTCCGGGCGAGTATATGACCGCGTTTGAAGATGAGCACGGCACTTACATCATGAACTCGAAAGATCTGCGCGCCATCGCCCATGTAGAACGCCTGACCAAAATGGGCGTGCATTCGCTGAAAATCGAAGGCCGTACTAAATCTTTCTACTATTGCGCACGCACCGCACAGGTTTACCGTAAAGCTATCGATGACGCCGCTGCGGGCAAACCGTTCGATACCAGCCTGCTGGAAACTCTGGAAGGTCTGGCGCATCGTGGCTATACCGAAGGTTTCCTGCGTCGTCATACTCACGACGATTATCAGAACTACGAATACGGTTATTCAGTTTCTGACCGCCAGCAGTTTGTTGGTGAGTTTACCGGTGAGCGCAAGGGGGACCTCGCGGCGGTAGCGGTGAAAAATAAATTCTCCGTTGGCGACAGCCTTGAGCTGATGACGCCGCAAGGCAACATTAACTTTACCCTTGAGCACATGGAAAACGCCAAAGGTGAAGCGATGCCGGTCGCACCAGGCGATGGTTATACTGTGTGGCTCCCGGTCCCGCAGGATCTTGAGCTCAATTACGCTCTGCTGATGCGTAATTTCTCCGGGGAAACCACGCGTAACCCACACGGTAAGTGATTAATTTCGATTATTTTTCCCGGATGGAAAATTCTTAGAAACCGATCACATACAGCTGCATTTATTAAGGTTATCATCCGTTTCGCTGAAAAACATAACCCATAAAATGCTAGCTGTACCAGGAACCACCTCCTTAGCCTGTGTAATCTCCCTTACACGGGCTTATTTTTTACGCGTAATACAATGAAATAAAAGGATTTATTTCTGGTCACGTCCACACATTGACCACATCGACAAAAAAGCCCCTCGACTGAGGGGCTTCCTGTTTGTAATTACATCCACATAATTTGCTGCCCTGACGGCAACGGGTGCGGCCTCACGGCGTGGACTTCTCCCGGCTTCACGATGTATCGCTGTACCGACTCATAAGTGATGAACGTGGCGCTGCAATTCACGTTCTGGCACTGGTGATAACGCTCTTTTGTCGTGTCAGTGATATAGCGACTTGTACGCGCATGTGCGGCATGCTGGCATAAAGGACAATGAAACATCGCGAGCACCTCTTCCGGTTTTGTTGATGGTGCCATTTTAGTTAATTTATCCTTATAAAACAAACAGATAAAATAAAAACATCACTCATCATCTTCTGTTTCGTACTCCACATCAGAAAGCCTGACCTCAAGCTCCAGGGACGTCGTGAAGCCGCTATTATTCAGAAAATGTGTCACCTTAGTGATTGTCCAGTCCTGCTCGTCTATGACGCGCTTAAAGCCTGATACTTTGACCGGCGTTTCCGTGTAAATATCTGCACGACCGGTAGCCAGGATGATGGAGAACTCCGCAACGCCCCGTTGCAGTTTATCCCACTTCGCCTGAGCGGCGCGCATGGCCTGCGCTTTCGTGGCATATACCGTGGTCAGGGCAAAAACGTTATCAGCCTCACCGGCCATGTATTCACCTTCGCGCGCTTCCGGTACTTTAGGCGCTTTCTTCTGCCTGACCGGTTTCGCTTTCGGGTGCTCCAGTGCGCGCAGGTGTTTTTCTTTCTTTTTGCGTTTCAGTTTTACCTTCTGCTTTTGCGGTTTCGGGTCTTTGGTGTGTAACCACTTTGCTGTTACGCCGGTATAGGCTCCACGGTCAGCAATCGCAAAATGATGGCGGTCGCCGTCACTGCGGGTGATGGTAATCTGCGGGATTTTTTTACCGCTGGCCGTCACCCCCTGCCCCGCTTTGAGAAACAACAGTTTTCCCATTTTTACCGACACCTCACCGCCGTTGCGTTCTGCAAGACGGGTCAGGAATTTTGCATCAGACTCCTGCGACTGGTCGATGTGCGGAATTTTAATTCCGGCCAGTGACGGCGCGACACTGGCTTCCAGCCTGTTACGGGAGGCTATCGCCTCAACAATCGCACCGAGCGTGGTGTCATGCCAGGAGCCTTCACGGCGGGAATTGAGCGTGCCACGAAAATCTGCACTCCGGGCGCGGATGGTGACCACATCCGGCGCGCCCCGGTGTTCAACCTCATCAACGGTAAATTTCCCTTTGCATACCAGGGCAAAACCTTTCCAGCCGATATACACCGTCAGGACAGCGCCACGAACCGGCAGCCCGACCTGCCCGTCGGCATCGTTCAGTTCAATATCAAGCTGGTCAGCCTCAAAGCCCCGGTTATCCGTCAGGGTCATGCTCATCAGACGGTCGCTGATATTGCCGGTAATATCCCTGCTGTCGAGCATCAGCATGTAATCCGGTGTCAGCGTACTGCCTGCATCAAATGTCAGTGCATCCAGCATTATCCCGCCCCCGTCATACCTATGAATTTAGTCGCCATACTGCCAGCTTTACCGATGAGCGATTCCGCCTGTTTACCGATATCGCCATAAAGCGCGGCCAGTGATTCATCAACGCGGGTGAGCGACAGCGTAAAATCAATTTTCCGGGGTGTGCCGTCTGCAAAGAAAATACTCCCTGTTTCACTCACCCTGCTGATGACATACATGCCGTAAATCATGCCGGTGCCATCCAGCAACGGCCACGCCCGGCCTTCATCTGCCATCAGCCTGAGCGTGGTCATCGTCAGCTTTCCGCCGGTCAGTTCGGGATAAAGCACACCGGCAAGCGTGATGTTTTCCTCGCCAACACCGAGAAACTGAAAGGCATCCCGTTTACCGATACGGGAATTTGACGGCCAGCGATAATCTGATTCACGCTGCATGGTCTGGTGTGGCAGCGTCTGGCGCATAAAAACAAACATACCTAACGCGAGCATCATTTTTCGTCACCTCCTTAACCGTCATGCATCATGCTGGCACGGGCGCGCGCACGTTTATCCCGCTCGTATTTTTCGAGCGCATCCTGTAACTGGCGGTCAAGCTGTGTCCCCGGCGCAGTACCACCCGTCAGGCTGATGTGATATTCGTTTTTACTCTGGTCCACATAAGAGCGGCCAGCCGGTGCCGTAACCGGCTGATAAGCCTGATAACCTGCATAAGAGCTGGTCGCCGGAATATAACCACCGGTGCCATACGTGGCGGCATGAGTTCTGGCGGCGGTCTGGTCAAGTGTGTCTGACTCTTTGTTGATAACACCGAGTTTTTCCAGTACCCAGTCAATACCGCTGCGCAGTTTGTTGAACGCATTAAGCGGCAGCATCAGCGCGTCAGCCAGTGCCTGCCCGAACATGACGCCCGTGTCACGGCAACGGTTCAGGGTGTCCTGGGTGGCTTTGACCGGGGCAATCAGGTTTTTAAACCACTGCCACGCGGCCTGTAACTTTTCACCCAGCCAGTTAAACAGCGGCTTAAGTGGCGTGAACAGTTCCCCCACCGGCGCAAATGCCGCTTTCAGCCCTTCAACCACACCGCCAAAGAATGCGCTGACAGGCTCCCAGTATTTACGGATAAGCAACGCCCCGGCGACAATGGCAGCCACCACGGCCACAACCGGCCAGCTAATCGCACTGATGGCCGTCATAACGGCACTACCAACCGTCGTGAAGATTGCCCCCATTGCGCCTGCTGCCGCGATAATGGCATTGATGCCGGTGATAACCGGCCAGGCTACGAGGCCAATGGCACCGATGACACCAGTCAGCGCCAGTGCACCACCGACAATGATGCCGATGGTTGACGCCAGTGATTTGTTTTTCTGTATCCAGCCGTCGAGTTTTAACACATACTTTGTGGCCGTCTGCGTGAGCTTACGCAGTGCGCCTTCCTGCTGGTCAAACAGGTCAGTCCCCACCGCCTCATAAGCGGACTGAAACTCCTTAAAGTCACCGCCGAGGTTGTCCTGCATGATATTTACCAGCTCAGCGGTCTTTCCGTCTGAGGCTTTAAACGCAGCGGTCAGTTTGTCCAGCTTTCCGGTTGACGCGGCAGTCATCAGCACAGCGGCGGCTGAGCTGGCCTCCTCCCCGAAAATGGTTTTCATGTATTCGGCCTGCTGGGCAGTACCGAGCCGGTTTTTCTCAAAACTGGCCTGCATTTCTTTCAGAATGGTAAATACTGGTCGGGTGTTTCCCTTGCTGTCTGAGGTTTTCACACCAAGCTCTTTCAGTGCATCCCACGCTTTTCCCGTCGGTGCCTGCAGGCGGCTTAACACGGCACGGCTTCCCGTCCCCGCCATTGAGCCTGTGATTTTTGCATCATGCAGCGCCCCGACCATTGCGGCGGTTTCTTCAATGCTGACACCGGCATTTTTTGCCACAGGTGCGGCATAGGTCAGCGCATCGCTCATGCCGTCAAAATCGGCGGCGGTTTTGTTCATCGTCATGGAGAGAACATCCCCGATATGAGCGACCTTATCGTTTGAAAGCTGAAAGGCGGATTTCATCCCCATCAGCAGGGCGGCGTTTTCTTCCATCGTGCGGCGGTTCGCCAGCGCCATATTCAGCGTGACCGGCGTTGCCGCCTGAATGGCATCAACATCCCCACCCGCTTTCGCGATGATTATCTGTGCACCGGCCGCATCATCCGCTGAGGCGGCGGTATTGTCGCCGAGCTGGCGCGCCTGTTTGCGTAGTGCTGCCATTTCGGCGGAATCTTTTGCCACACCGAGCACGGCCTGTAATTCTGAGTTTTTCTGCGCAAACTCATAACCGGGCATCAGTAGCTTAACACCGGCCATCGTTCCCGCCGCCGCAATCCCCACACCGGCAGCGCCCACTGAGGCCATATTTCCGGCCAGTTCCTTTCCGGCCTGATAACGCTGTTTGACTGCGTTAAGTTTTGCCTGTTGCTCACTGACACGCGCCAGCGCATCACGCTGACGGTTAAGCTGTGCGGTGGTTTCACTGATACGGTTTTTCAGTCCCTGCTCATCATGTGCAAGATTGCGGGTATTAATTCCCACAACGGCCAGTTCCCGCTGCTGGCGTTTAACGGAATCCGTCAGGCGGTTATATTTCGCCTGTAAGTCCTCCGCCGCTCGCTTTGCTGATTCCAGCACTTTCGCCTGAGCACGGGTCGGACGTTCGGTGTTTTTAAACTGTGTGGCAAGGGCTTCGGCTTCCAGCCGTGCCTTTTCAAGTGCATGACCAGTCACGGCGAGCTGTGCACTGGTCTTGCGAAATCCCTCAATACGGGACACCTGACCGTTCAGCTCGCGCAGTGATTTTTGTGTTTCCCGGATATCCCCCGACAGCGATTTGCTCGCTGTGCGGATGGATTTAAACGGGCGGGATGCCTGGTCAACAGCCCTGAGCAATACCTGTAATTTTACATTGTTACTCATTCGTGTTTCCGCTTCGCCGGAGCGCCTTTTCGCGCCATGTGATGAGTTCGGTCAGGCTCATGGGATACAGTTCTGATGGCGGCCAGTGAAATATCACTGCCACATCCGCCATCAGGTCATCGACCGACAGATTTTTTGGAAACGTCACTGCACCGAGTTCGGCGACAAAAAACCGACCACCTTACCGGCCAGCGCCACAAGGTCAGGCAGTTCCAGCGCGGCGACTTCCTGCTCGGTCAGCATCGGTGCCGTCATGCGCGGCAGCACCTTAATCAGTGCATCGACTTCGGAGTTCGCGACCGCTGCCAGACTGACACCGCGCAGCGTCCCGGCGTTAGGTTTCATCAGCGTGACCTGTTCGATGACCTGCTCACCACGCTTGACCGGATTGTCCAGGGTAATGACATTTTCTTTGTTCATGGTTTTCTCACTTCTGAATCAGGGTTAACCGGTCAGCCTGGCTGACCGGATGAAAATCACAGGCCGATATTGCGGCGGTGTTGCTCCAGCCGGTCGACGCCGTTCACCTTCTCAATCATGTTGATGGTGTCGATTTCGACCAGCTCCTTACCGTCCATCGTCAGCCGGAAATAGGTGCAGACCACGGAGATTTTCGACTCGGTGTCTTCTCCCTGTTTACCCTCGCCGGTGTCGATTTCTTTCTGACGTCCACGCATGACCACTTCGACGGCCACCGTTTCGCCGGTATCGTCGCGCTGGTAAGAGCCTGCAAAACGAATCGGCACGGCATCCACACCGGTTGCGGCGTAAAGCTCCCAGATAACCGAATCCGGGAAGCCACCGAGCGACCACTCCATTGACAGCGCATCGTCATCAAGGCCGAGGTCTACCGGTGCGCTGCCGTTCATCCCCGCACCGCGATAGTTTTCGAGCTTACGGGTCAGTTTTGGTAGCGTGACGGACTTCGCGACGCCCTGATAGCTGTAGCCGTTCAGAAAGACGTTCATTAACTTGAGTTTGCGCGGCATTGCCATCGGTCAGGCTCCTTAATTGCTGTTAACCGAGGTGACCAGATTTGCCAGGTATTTATCGGTAATACGCTGTCGCAGGGTCAGGTTTTCAAGAGGAGGCACCGGTGTATAGTCGTAGTCGATATACAGTTTTCCGGCCTTGAGGGTTTCCGCATCGTTGGATTCTTCGCTGAACCAGCAGGTCGCATCCACGATATAGCCGTTTGTTTTCAGCTCACGGAATTTGGCATTGATGCCGTCAACGATGTCGCGAATCAGCGTTACAGTGATGGGCTTGTCCACCGCCCACATGTGCGCCTCAGCCATCGTGTCGGCCAGCACCTGCGCGGTGCGGGTGTAGTTTTCAAAGAGGAACAGCGGGTCATCCGAGCAGGTACGGTTACCCCAGAAGCGGAAACCGTCACGGCGAATCAGCGTTGTGACACCTGACTCGTTCAACAGGTCAGCATCGGTGCCGGACTCCTGCAAATCCCAGAATACAGAGGCACTGATGCCGGTAACACCGTTCACCCCGACGTTGGACAGCGTTTTATGCCAGCCCTGCTCCTGGTCGATTTTAGCGCGCAGCCCCAGCGCACGGGCGGTGGCATACGCGGTGGCGGTGGTGCTGCTGACCGTATCCCATGCGAGGAAATCCGGCCAGATGACCATCAGCTCACGCTGGCTGAAATTCTGGCGGTAGGCTTTCACCTCGGAAATGGTTTTACAGCCCCATGCGCTGATATACCCGAAAGCGCGCAGCTTCTGACAGACTGATGCCAGTGTAACAGCCACCTCTTTGGTGTCCAGTCCCGGCACGCCGAGAATACGCGGTTTAACACCGGTTACCGATTCCGCCGCCAGCAGGGCTTTCAGTCCGGTGTACTGACCGTTTTCGTCGGTGGTGCCGATGATATTGGAAACGGTCTGCGCGAGTTTCGTTTCTTCGTCTTCGCCGGTGCCGTCTTCCACACGGACGACAACGGTGACCGGTTTTGACTGGTCAGCGATGGCCTGTAACGACGCCGCCAGCGTGCCTTTTTTACCGGCCTTTGCAATTGCGCTCTGCACATTGGTAATCAGCACCGGTTTATTGAGGGGGAAGATTTCCGCATCCGCATCGCTGGCCGTGCAGACCATGCCGACAATGGCGGTGGATACGGTGGAAATGACGCGGGTGCCGTCGTTAATCTCCAGCACCTGCACGCCGTGATGATAGTCACTCATCCGTTTAACTCCGTGGTTAATGGGTGCAACTATTTTCTGTTGGGCAGTGCATGAGACGCTATTTGACCTGGCTGGTCAGGGGATGAAACAACAGATAAAGAAAAGGCGGGCAATTCGCCCGCCTGTCCTGATTTGTACTCACTCATTTTCCGACTGACAATTTACGTAGCCCAAACGCTATCAAATATGACAGTCTGCTTTGAGCGAAAAGCGGACATTCCTGTACAAAGCATGGCGTTGGAATACAGTCAGATCATTGATTAATAAGTGAGTCGAATCAGAACAGTAGCCAATGAAACAAAAAATTCGCAAACGTAACCAAGACTGGATATCAAGGCAATTGAAACGTGCGCAAAAGAGGAAATGCCGTTAAGTTTCTTTATTAACTTTCCCTCAATATGAGCAACTGCTTGTAATTGTGTGCGCCTTAAACGGCATGGTCGTCTCAAGCCGGACTGGAGTCGCGCATTGTTTCATTAGGGTTGGGGAGAAGTGCCTATTGTTGGGCAAAAAGTAGTGTTTACTGGTTTGAGGGATTTGATAAGGAGCAATTGCCTGTTGAATGGGGGGCGCTGTGGGAAGATGCCTGAATATATTGGTTTTGATTTGATCTCACAGTGCAACACACAATCAACTCTTACAGCCTGCTGTGAGCAAAAATTGCACATTTCTAACAGCCTTCCGTGTGAATCAACGGGGAGCAGGTCACTGGCACAGAGGGGACGTTTAACCCCGTCCGGCCTCCGCTGAATTGGCTGCCAATTCCGTCCGGTCGTACCTGCCTGAGCCGTCTACTTCAGTAAAAACTGAATCAGCATAGCAAACATATATACTGTCGCTGCAATTTGTATTGTTCGCACTCCCCATCTGAGATATCGCCATTTATGACGTTCTCTGGCATCGGCTTCTTCAATGGTGGATTCAGTATGCTTTCTTCTCTTTGTCCTGAATGGATCAATTACCCATAGGGCAAGAATAAAGAGAACGATTGTTTTCTGAAGTATGGGATGATCCACGAAGAGTGACTCCGGCCTGCTCGCTGATACAATCAGAATAGATGAACAATCCCGAAATAATCAACACTAAATGTATGGCAATTATTTATTTTCGTCCTGGCTGGACTTTGTGACCTGCTCCCAACAAATTAACATAGCACAATGTAAGCAAGTTCTGCTTTTGGCACAGAGCGGACGGTCAGATTAGGCTTTACTCTGTGCCATAGATATGTAAGCTCCCACCAGAGCTTATACAACTTATTACGGCATTTCCGGCCATTCAGGATTTGCAGGATCCACACGGCTGACCAGAACGCTGTAGCGTTCCCATGACTCCAGTCGTGCGCGTTCCTCATCCGTCGCCATATTCAGCCTGACAGCGCGTTCCAGTGGCTGAATAACGCTTTCCGCTTCGGAAAGTAACGCGGCCTTTTGTGATTCTGCCTGTTGTTGCTGTTCATCTGCCGTATAAATCCGTTTAACCACAGCACCATCCTTAAACATCCATTTACCTGAGTCGTCAGCACGTCGGTTGAAGGTAATATCAGGAACCTCAACAACGCTAAAACCTTCAGGATTAAGCGTTGAAGCATCTCTGGTGATAGCGACAATAATATTATTTTCATCGTAAACAATCTTTATTGTGTCTGGCTGAAAGTTCTTCACTTCTTCATACCAGTTTTTCCCGTCTTCAGTGTAAAGCCAGATGACTCCGTGCTTCTTTGTTAACTCATACTGTTCCAGTGTTTTAGCGTTACCCGCTTTTATGTTCTTTAAGTGCATCATATTAAACGCTCGCTACATTATACCAGGTGCCATTTATATACTTTTGAACGGGTCTGTAATAAACGCCCGCTATATTATCGGCAGAGTTGGAACCTGTATCCTGAACATTAATACCAGACAATACATGACCTGAAGCGCACTGGAAATTCCATGTTTGCCAGTTGTTCACTCCATAATATTGCTGTGAACCAAGTCGAACATCTTTCACATATCTGGAATCAAAATTGCCATAGTTGCCGGGAATAACTTGCGAGCCGCAAAGCCAGTTCCCGTTATTATCCATGTACGCCTGACCATCGGTGCCATTGGCTGTCCTTGAGTTATTAATCATGTAGATGCCAAATTGCTTGTTCCCCAGTCCACCTATCATGAACTTGCGGTCGGCGTGATTCTGGCGAAGCAACGCCTGAGCGCTATCAGTGTTAACTATATTTTTCCCAAAGATAGCGTTGTTATCGCGCATCTGAATCCACATACCATTACTGCTGTTAATAGCAAAACGGTCTGAAAGTGTCTCCCCTGAAACATTAAGACCACGCCCCATCGAAACAGCGCCAGTAGCGTTATTAATCCATAATGGCCTTAATCCGTTATAAGTCCCCATGTTGTCACCGGAGTTTGTCAACATGAAGTATGTATTTGAACCATCATTACGAATAAAGAATCCGTAATTACCATAAGCAATACGTAGGCCGTTTGCTGATTTTGATATGACTTCGCCATTTACAATGGCATTGACAAGAACATACAAAGCATCCCATTTAAGATTCATCAGGTCTTTTGTTGTAGTACTCTGGCGGCTTCTCCATTTGAAATATTCATTGCCGTTATCCCCCGTTTCAAACCACATGAATGAATCAGTGTCACCATCGGCATCATTTTTAAATCCAATCTTCGCCCAGTCAGTATTTCGAATCCAGGCAAGGATTGAGTCGTTTTCAAAAGTAAGTCCACCGGACAAGGTATCGCCATTTTTTTGCACGGCGTTCCCGGCTCGGTTTACTGTTTCCTGTAAACCGAGATATTCGATAACGGCGGCAACGGTCGATTTAGCCAGAATATCCCGCCCAACTTTTGTCAGGGTTGCCAGGCTGGCAACATCATTCCCCGTAAAATACGGAAACCTGTCTGCCGCAGTAGCAAGCCCCGCCAGCGCCGTCAGGGTAGCATCTTTCGGTTGCTTACCCGCAAGCGCATTAGTCATGGTGGTAGCAAAATTCGGGTCATTGCCCAGCGCCGCCGCCAGCTCGTTCAGCGTATTCAGTGCGTCAGGCGACGAGTCTACAAGGGCGGCAATCGCGGCCATAACGAAAGCCGTGTTTGCGATCTGAGTATTATTCGTTCCCTGTCGCGCAGTTGGCGTCGTTGGCGTTCCGGTCAGTGCAGGGCTGTTTAATGGCGCTTTTTTGTTCGTTTCATCCATTACCGTCTTAACGGCTTTTGGTGTTGCGGCGAGCGTTTCAGACGTGCTGTTGGTGGCACTACTGAGCTGGACAAGGCCTTTTCGCGCTGTGGTGGCGTCCTGTGCGGTATATTTCCCGTTAGCAAGGTCATATGCTGCTTTTACCGCTTTTGGTGTTGCGGCGAGTGTTTCAGACGTGCTGTTGGTCGCACTGCTTAACTGAGTAAAACCTTTTGCGGTCAGCGAGGCGTCCGGGTGACGTCGTGACTGTTCGTGCTCTGCAATTTTGTCATCAACATAATCCTGCGTCGCCATCACCGTTGTGGTGTCAATGGTCAGCGCCACTGAGGCCACACTGCTGACGATGATGACCATGCGGCAGGTCTGCGAACGCCCTGAGCCTTCGGCAAGAGCGGGTTTATAACTTTCGGCCATGTTCGCCACGGCAATTAACGTTCCAGCATCATCGTACAGGCCAAGCTCACGCATCCAGAAACCGCCCACCTCCGGCGGAATAACCAGCTCTGCGATAATATAATTACTGTTTCGTTTGTCCTGGCTGATTTTGTTCAGCGCATGTCGCCAGACTTCATGGATAAGCCCGGTCTGTCCGGCATCCGGGACAGGCAATTTACCACCGCCATCCCCGACGGCCATCGTGGTAATGTTGACCTTCCGCCCTCCCGGTGCGGTTGCCGCTGCCAGCTTTGCTGCACCGGCAGTGGTGATAACGGTTCTGAATTTTGTGCTCATTATTCCTCACTTATCCGGGGTAAACCGTAATTACATCGCCGTCGTAAGCCACACCACCGGCGAACAGGTAGCCGGGAATGTCCCGGGTAATGTTCAGGCCAATAAGGTGGCGGCTTGCAGGTTTGGCATCAGCAATCAGCCGTTCCATTTCCTGATACATTGCCTCTGTGATGCCACTTTCCAGTACACCAATATCAAGCCGGAAGGTGCCGGGCGGGTCACTGTTTTCCCACCACTCCGTCACGTTGATGAGATAGCCGAGCGGCTCCACCACACGCCGGATTGCACCTATAGTGCCTTTATGACAGTGGATGAAATACGCATCGCGGATAACGGCGCGTTTTGTCGCTTCCGGCCACTTCTCATCCCACCTGTCGACCGAAAACGCCCACGCCAGCCACGGCAGCAAATTTGCCGGACAGGTATCCGGGTTCCACAGCTCACGAATACTGACCGGCGTTTTTTCAATTTCCGCACAGGCTTTTGCGGCGGCGACCTCAAGCGGTGATGAGCCGGTCGGCAGCAGTCGCGAATCACTCATCCGAGCCTCCGGTCACGACGCGGTATTCAGTACAGAAAGACGCCTGCGTACTGTTGAGCACGATGTCGGCCAGTGGTGCAGCCAGTTCGACACGCTGCACACCTTCCACATGCAAAGCGGCATAAATGGCAGACAGACGGATGTCGCGCCCCAGCCGGTGCTGTGCCGTGATATACGCTTCCAGCTTTTTCACAGCGGCAGCGCGGATGGGTTCGCTTTCGGGACCAGGGTAAAGGTAAAGCGTGGCGTTTATCTGGTATTCAACGATGGCGGCAGACTGCACGGTCACGCGGTCGGCCACCGGCCTGACGTCCTCGCCATTAAGGGCGTTACGCACCACAGCCAGCAGGTCTTCGGATGCGACGCCGTTATTTTCACGTGACAGCACAGAGATGGTGACACAGGCAGGAGACGGGCTGGTGACAGAGATATCCGCGACACGCCCGTCGGCACTGCGACCATGATACTGATAGGCACCCACCGACCCGGCGACGCTTAAACCTTCAAACGCCTGCTGAATACGCAGACGATAATCAGTGTCAGATTCCATCACTGCCGGTGTCGGCGGGATAGTCGAATCATCTGCCGGGGTGATAATCAGGCGCGTGGTGTTGTAATTGGCACCAATCACATCAAGGTCATTACCGGCAGCACAGGCCAGCATCACCGCCCGTGCGGCCTCATTCACACGCTGACGCCAGATAAGCTCACGATAAGCATTTTCCTCCAGCAGTTTGACGAGAGGTTCGGATTCCAGCGTCAGGGTACGGGCGACCGCCTCCTGCTGGTCTTCCGGGTAAAGGGAAATCAGTGTCGCCTTGCGTTCGGCAAGAATGGTTTCAAAGTCCAGCTCCTCGACCACATCCGGTGCGGGTAGCTGGTTCAGGTCGATAATCGGCATGGTTTCAACTCACAGGGATGGTTAACGAAAGTGGCTGGCCGGTGTCGTTGTGCTGGCCGGTTAACGTGACCGTCATTCGCCCGTCAAAACTGCGCTCAGTGGTGACGGATGACAGGATGACGCGGGGTTCCCATTTCAGCACCGCCATGTAACAGGCGACCTTAATCTGCAACTCAAGCGCCGGGGTCTGCGGCTGGTCAATCATTGATGCCAGCAACGAGCCGTAATCACGACGCATCACCCGTGAGCCGACCGGTGTGCGCAGGATATCGCCGATACTCTGGCTGATATGCTCAAGGTCAGTGACAGTCAGGCCATCACTGCGATTCATTCCGAGATAACGTGCTGTCATAGAGGACTCCCGGTTGTGCCGCCGCTGTCTCCTGGGTGTTTGTGGGTATGCAGTACCTTACCGTTTGATGAGAGTTCACCGCCGGTGTGTTCAATGTTGCCGCGCATCGTCCCGCCCTTCTGCACTTCCAGCGTGCCGGTAATCAGCCTGTTGGTGCAGACCACCTCCGGTGTGTCCAGGGTGACACGGGTTGATGCTTTCACCATGACCACCGGCACCGTGGCAGTAACAGAATCAGAAGCCGTCACGCTGACCGTTTTAATTCCGCTTACCGTGAGTGCACTGGTTTCGGGTTCATACTCAATCACCGCCCCGTCAGGGAAACGGATATACAGGGCATCCGCCGACGCAGACGGCGCGGGGTTATCGCCGGAATAAATCCCCGGCAGAACGAACGCCGTGTCGAGTTCACCGCCCACAGCCAGAATCAGCACCTGTTCCCCCACGGAAGGTGCCCACCATGTGCGCGAACGTCCGGCACGATGGGTCAGCCACTGAAGCCAGTCAGTGCACATGCCGCCGGTCTGCACACGGCAGCGACCGGCGTTAAGGTCGGTTTCGACGACAAGGCCGGTGCGTATCATGTTGCGCAGTGCGCGCGCGAGTTCCTGAATATTTGCGAGAGTGTTCATAACGGGAAGGATGCCGCCGGGTCATACCGGCGGCAATGTGACGATGAGGTGTCAGGAATGGCACAACTAACGGTCGAGGTGAGCCAGGATAATCTCTTCAATCATCTGCACATCCTCACCGGTAAAGCCGAGCAGAGGACGCGCCGGATAATCAATTTTCTTACCGTCTTTCCGGTTTTCTTCCGACAGACCGAACTGATGCACACTGGCGATTTTCGGTGACTTCCCGCCGTAAAATTCCATTGATGCCTGTTCCGGGCTGGCGCGGATATGCAAAAAACGACTGGTGATAAGTTTCGCAAACATTTTTCGCTTAACACGACCGGTCTTTTTTCTGGCGCTCTGCTGCTGGCGTGGCGCGTAGGGTGTGCCGTCCGGGGCTTTCTGTGCCATCACCCGACGCTGCTGACTCTGCCGCAGACGCTTCGCCAGCTCTGCACTCAGCCGCCGACGCCCTGACGGTGACAGCGACTCAATAAGTCCGGTCAGCCGGTCTTCAAAACGCTTAAACTCATTCATCCCACTTGCTCACCAGTTCGCCATTGATATAAAGCTCCATCGGGCGGGTGACCGGCTCCGGCGGCGTGGGTTCCGGGATATTCTTCACATGCAGCGCGCCGTCCACCTCACTGACCAGCGTGCGCTCGGTCAGCATCAGGCTGATGCTGATATCAAAGCTGCTGTCATTGTTGATGTCTGCATAAAACGTGAAGCCCTTTTTCTGGCCTTCGTCGGTGGTCATGATGTCGGGCTGATTTTCCCGCAGCCACGCCAGCACCGGCACGATGAGCAGGTCAAAATCACCGGTAAAGTCGGTCACAATCACATTGAGCGTGTAACGCTTTTCGAATGACAGCGACGTCGCCAGTGTGGAGGCAATACTCCCGTTATCCACGAATATCCGCAGCATCTCGGGGCTGGTTTTCAGCACCGTGACGGCATCAGTCAGCGCCCTGCGCAGGCTGTCGGGTTTGAGCATCGTTTTCGTCCTGACAGTGTTTAATCATTTTTACCTGGCTGGCACAGCGTGCCAGCGCGTTCTCAAGCTGCCGGATATCAGCACTTAAATCGCCGTTCGTCTGCGGGTCACTGCCCGGCATCGGGCAAAGGCTCACTTTCGGGCAGGCGTTGGCGACAATCACTGGCGTCGGTGCAGGCCGGGCGCTGGTGCAACCGGCGCACAGCATCAGGCAGGTCAGCACCGTACCAGCGGCGAAAATCTTCGTTTTCATTGAGTAACCTCGTGATGGTTTTCTCGCGCTGTGCTTCACGCTTCGCGGCGTTCTCCAGTTCCTGACGCAGTGCCACCTGCGCCAGCTCGTTTTTGTCTGCCCTGGTGAGCGCAACATGAAGCTGATTTTTCAGCATGGTGATGGTCGTCTGCTGCCCGCTGGCGACATTGTTTGCCCTGTCCAGCGAGGTGCGCAGGCTGGCGTTTTCATGCTTCACCAGAAACAGACCGGCCACCGCCAGTGATAACAACACAACCAGCACAGTCATCAGCTTTGACATGGTTCCCGCCCCTCAAAACGCTGACGGCAGGCCGTACGTATCAGCCGGAAGAACACCGATGCCACGAGATAAATCAGCGCGGTAAAAATCCACCCGGCAGCGACCAGCGAGATAAACGTCGCCACCATCACTACCAGAGCCGCCGCCCGCCTGCGCCACGGCACCGGCTGTAAAAACAGCGACGTGACAATCTTCACGGCCAGCGATTCCGGCGGCAGCTCCCGCCCGTAGCGTTCCAGCACATACTCAGTGGCATACACGCCGACACCACCGGCAACCATACAGATAACCGTCGCCAGAATCGCCCAGGCGGCGACAAAACTGACGGCCACGCTCTGCGGGTAAATCATGGACAGTGCCGGCATCAGCGCCAGCGACACGTTCAGCATCAGTGAAAGGGATAATTTCTTCATGGTGTTTACTCCGTTTAAGCCGGTACGCCGCCAGCGGTACGCCAGACGGTGACCAGTTTTTCCAGTGAATGCTCACGCTGACCGTAACCGGCACCCGGCAGGGACGCCCAGATATTGCGACAGCGTGAAATGGCGCGCTCAATGCGTCCCGCCCGGATGTCATCCAGCGCACCGCGTTCGCGGATCAACTGAATGGCGAGCCTGTCCTGTGACAACGGACTGAAATCCGGCAGGGCAAGCTGTTTGCGGTAGTGCGGCCAGAACAGGTAAAGCTGCTGATAGCGACCGGAGGCCGTGGATTTTTCACCGCGACGGTTAAACACCTTCGCCGGTCGGCCATGCGCGAACGGGTGGTCACTGTAGTCGGTGAATATTTCCGGCTTCCCGTCCAGTCCGGTGACTATCACGTCATAGCCCCGGTTTTTCGTCAGCGGATGATTCGCCGTCCCTTCGGACACGGCCAGCATGTCGAGAAAGGCGGCGATATTCTGATGCGTGTTAATAACCGGCATTACGGTTTCCCCCTGCCCTTAAAGCGACGCTGAATGGCAATCTCAATCACCTGATAACCGGCGATACCCAGCATGGAGCCGATGCCGCACACCGCAGGCAGTGACAGGTCAGGAAACTGCACCAGAACAACACCGGCAACCATCGAGACAAAACCACCGAGCAACATACGCCCGATAAACAGACGCGGGGTGATGGGTTCACCACCGGCAAGCACCTTGCCGACAACAATCAGCACCCCAATCATGAAAAGCGACAGGACGCTTTTTTCTTCTGCTGTCATGCGTTACTCCCACAGGTTGACAGTTTCAGCCACGGGCGCGGTCTGAACGTCGGGCAGTTCGACGGCGGTGCCGTGCGGCAGCACCGCACCCAGTTCAGCCAGTCCCGGATTTGCGGCGAGCACGGTCTCAACCACGCCCTCAGTGCGCCCGTAATACCGGACACAAATGGCGTCGAGCGTGTCGCCCTGTAGCGCAAAGGTCTTCATCAGATTTGACTCACGATGCAGCGCGGCTTGTCCTGGATGCGCGCCACCGCCCAGCGCATATCCCGCCACAGCTCATCAATGGTGCTGTCAATGCTGTCGGCCTTCTTGTCGCCTTTCGCACTGGCATCCACGCCGCGATAACGCTCATAAAGCGATGCGGTCGCCATCGCACACACGGCGCGCTCGTAGTAAAAAACTTTGATGCTTTCACCGTCGATGTCGTCCGCCGGGACGTCCGCCAGACGCGTAAAACCGGCGGCAATTTTCTGTTCGCGGTACTCGTACAGCTCCGCATTCGTCTCCGCCATGCCTGACTTGATGGCTTCACGCAGACGGGCGGGGGCGACGGTCTGCTCAAGGCGCATACGTTCCCGGACGCGCTTCGGGTCGATATCGGGAAAAAAGAACGTGTTTTTAATCACCGGCTCGTCGCCTGCCGGTTGCGGGATGACCACCGTACCCTCACCGGACACGGGAGCCTCCTTTCGCGGAATAATCAGCGTCATCATGACTACCTCTGAAAAGTCGGGCGGTGGACGCCGGTGCAGTGTCAGGTAATTCACCGTCACTGACCGGCGTGCCGCCCTGGCGCGGGGCGCATTCGGTTGTTAACTGGATTTCTTTTTCGGGCGTCCACGTTTTGCCGGTGTCACGCTCCGGGTCTTACGCGGGGCGCGGGGCGCTGCTTTGGGCTGCGGCTCCGGCTTCGGTTTCAGCTCCCGCTCCAGTCGTTCAATCTCTTTTTTGACACCTGCCTGACAGTCGAGCTGTGTCGCACGTTGCAGGTGAGCCAGCGCACCGGCGGCATCACCACCGTCACGCAGAAACAGACCGGTGATTTTGTGCAGCTTTGCGCGCACTTCATCAGGCATGTCAGCCGTGGCGGTCAGTTCAAGGGTGTCCGTCAGCAGGCGGGGATCCACAGACTCACCGGCAGCGTGAGCGCGCATGGCCGCAAGCGCCACCTCCTCGGTGAACATGTACGGCGGGGTGCGGCGGTGTTTACCCGGCATGGTCAGACCGTACTTCAGGGCATAACGGGCAATTTCCAGCGCACCGGCAATATCGCCGGTATCCAGACGCCACAGCATGACCGTCATCAGAATGTCATCCTGTGCGCCTTTGCCCTGCTCCAGCACGCCGTTCACCCACGGCAACCAGAACGGCAGCAGTTCGCGTTTTTTTGCGGCCTTCAGCTCTTTTGAATAAATCGCTTTCAGTGTGCGCTGGTCTGCGGCGAGCTTAACCAGCATCTGCTCATAGACAGTTGCATGTCGCAGCGGGGCGGCTTCCCGCTGCGCGGTTATCGCTGCCGAGACCCGCATCATGTGGCGCTGTGCGGGACTCGTCATCGGTTACGCTCCCGGCTCTGCGGTCGCTTTAGCCGGTGTGGAGAAATCACCGACCTTAATTTTTTCCACCAGACAACCGGCGGCGTAGTCTTCCACCACGTAATCAATGTTCATTGACTCGTAGTTCTCCACGCGGTCGAGTTTCGGGTTTTCCACAATCACGCGGCGATGGCTGTCATCCATGTAGTAGATGGACAGGTTTTCCAGCTTCGTGATGAGCATCGCATCCGCCGGGAAGTACGGGACGCGTACCGCCGGCAGGTTACCGATGCGTTTCTGGCTGATGATGACGTCAGCGGCCAGCATCTCGCTGTTGTCCTGCTCCCTGTTGACGATGGGGAAATACTTGTCCGCCAGTAGCTGGCGACCCACAATCACCACAAGGTCAGGGTCTTCCTGATACCACGGTTCAATCAGGTTGTTGGTCGCATCCATCACCAGTGCATCAAGGCTGGCATAATCACCGCCCTTACCCACGCGGATAACCTCAGAGGTCGTGCGGCCTTCCTCGTCAGTGACCTTGCTCATCACGCGCGCCGGGGCTTCATTGCGGTATTTCTGCAGCCAGCCGACCGCCACATCCTGCAGCATCGGATTGCTGCTGCGGTCAGAGGTTTCTGCACGCTTCACGCCGTTAAAACCGGCCATGATAAAATCAAGGGACTGGCGTTTGATAATGGCGTTACGGACACGGAGCTGGAAATCCTGATAACGCGCCCACAGGTCCAGCGTTTTGTAGCGGATATAAAAATCGAAGTTAATCTGGTCGCATTCGTACTTGTTAGACGCCAGCTTCGAGAAGTCCTTCGGCTGACGCTCGGTGCCACCGGCGGTGTCGGTGGTGCTGGCGATGGAGCCGGTGACACCGATGCCAATTTTTTCCCCTTTCATTTCGCTGACCGGCACAATATTGATGCGGGTCAGAAAGTCAGAGGACTCCTGCATGGTGTTCATCAGGGTCTGGGTGACCGACGGTTCAACGGTGAATTTTTTCGACACATCACCGGCGTCGATGCCGTTCAGTTCGGCAACACGGGACAGGTAGGCATTAAATTTAAAGCGGGTTTCCTGGCGCATAGTTTTTCCTGAAATTAAGAGTTAATCGTGAAGGTTTTCCCGGACTGACTGACGCCGGTCAGCAGTTCGTCATCAGGGCATCACCGCCACCGCCGGTGGCCTTGCTGCGGCGCTGCTGGGTCAGACTTTCGGTGCTGTCGAGACTGTTTTTCAGGCGGGTGAATGCCTGGCTGGTTTCATCCGCCCTGTCAGTCACATCCTGCTTAAGTGCGGAAAAAGCGGTTTCCATCTCAGCGAGGCGCTGCTCAGTGGCACTCAGTTTTTCCTGCACATGTTCAGCAACAGCGGTCACCGCTTCATGCACATCATTCAGACGGGCGTCATCGCTGGCCTGTTTGCGGCCAAAAATGGATTTCACCTTTTCAGTCAGGGCGGTGAACACGGTTTCAGGCAGGTCTTCAAATTCCAGCTCAACAGGCGTTGCCACTGAAATCAGGTTTTCAGGGCTTAATTTGAAGCGGTTCAGGGGGTTGTGTTTTGCCGTGCGGCAGAATTCCAGATATTCCGTGCCGAGGCTTGCCGGGTCATCGGTGACGGCCAGCCCCACCAGATAACATTTGCCGGTGTTGGCAAAGTTCGGCTGAATTTCCATTGAGGTGTAGACCTTCTGCGCGGCCTTGTTCATCGCGATAAGGTCATCGGTCGGGGTGATTTTCGCAAACAGCGCCCATTTGCCTTTCAGCGCCGAATCATCGTCAATCTTTTCGGCCTTCAGTTCGGCCACATCGCCATAACGTTTAAAAATACCGTCAGGCAGGATGCCGCGCAGATGTTCCAGGTTAATGCGGCAACCATAGACGCGCGGGTCAAAGGTTTCGGCCATTTCCTGAATATCCTGCGCACTGATGACACGCCCGTCACAGGTGTCACCCTCAACGCCGATACGAAAGAATTTTGAGACTTTTTTTGCCATTGTCAGGAGTCCTGAATAGTGATTAGAGGAGTCACATGTCGGCATCAGTTTCCCGACGATGCGCATCCTCCGCCATCAGTCCCGGATGGCTTATCACTGACACAACAGCACCTTAGCGAATCGCGGGGCGCGACTCAGTAGCCTTGCCGTGTATTCATCACGGCGAGGTATTCATGACCATCACCACAGACACCACTCTTTTACACGACCCGCGTCGTCAGGCGGCGCTGCTGTACTGGCAGGGGTTTTCCGTGCCGCAGATTGCCGCCATGTTGCAGATGAAACGCCCGACGGTGCAGAGCTGGAAACAGCGCGACGGCTGGGACAGCGTTGCCCCCATCAGCCGTGTCGAAATGAGCCTGGAAGCGCGGCTGACCCAGCTCATCATCAAACCGCAGAAAACCGGCGGTGACTTCAAGGAAATTGACCTGCTCGGACGCCAGATTGAACGACTGGCACGGGTCAACCGCTACAGTCAGACCGGCAACGAGGCAGACCTTAATCCGAACGTCGCTAACCGCAACAAAGGCGGGCGGCGCAAACCGAAAAAGAATTTTTTCAGTGACGAGGCCATCGAAAAGCTGGAGCAGATTTTCTTTGAGCAGTCTTTCGAATATCAGTTGCACTGGTATCGCGCCGGGCTTGAGCACCGTATCCGCGATATCCTGAAATCCCGCCAGATTGGCGCGACGTTTTATTTTTCCCGCGAGGCGCTGCTGCGCGCCCTGAAAACCGGTCATAACCAGATTTTTCTGTCGGCCAGTAAAACGCAGGCGTATGTGTTCCGCGAATACATCATCGCCTTTGCCCGGCTGGTTGACGTTGACCTGACCGGTGACCCGATTGTCCTGGGCAATAACGGCGCAAAACTGATTTTTCTCGGCACCAACTCCAACACCGCACAGAGCCATAACGGCGACCTGTACGTCGACGAGATTTTCTGGATCCCGAATTTTCAGGTACTGCGTAAGGTGGCATCAGGTATGGCCTCACAGAGCCACCTGCGCTCGACCTATTTCTCCACCCCGTCCACGCTGGCGCACGACGCCTACCCGTTCTGGTCGGGTGAACTGTTTAACCGGGGACGCGCCAGCGCCGCCGAACGCGTGGAAATCGACGTCAGTCATAACGCCCTTGCCGGTGGGCTTCTCTGTGCGGACGGCCAGTGGCGGCAGATTGTCACCATTGAGGACGCCCTGAAAGGCGGCTGCACGCTGTTCGACATTGAGCAGCTCAAACGTGAAAACAGCGCCGACGATTTTAAAAACCTGTTCATGTGTGAATTTGTTGACGACAAGGCGTCGGTGTTCCCGTTCGAGGAGCTGCAACGCTGCATGGTCGACACGCTGGAAGAATGGGAAGACTATGCGCCGTTTGCCGCCAATCCGTTCGGCTCACGTCCGGTATGGATTGGTTACGACCCGTCACACCGTGGCGACAGCGCCGGATGCGTGGTGCTGGCACCGCCGGTGGTGGCCGGTGGCAAATTCAGAATACTTGAGCGTCACCAGTGGAAAGGCATGGACTTTGCCACTCAGGCTGAATCCATCCGCAAACTCACCGGAAAATACAACGTCGAATACATCGGTATTGATGCCACCGGCCTCGGTGTCGGCGTGTTCCAGCTCGTGCGCTCGTTCTATCCCGCCGCACGCGACATCCGCTACACGCCGGAAATGAAAACCGCAATGGTGCTCAAGGCAAAAGACGTTATCCGCCGTGGCTGTCTGGAATATGACGTCAGCGCCACCGACATCACCAGCTCGTTTATGGCTATCCGCAAGACCATGACCAGCAGCGGGCGCAGCGCCACCTATGAGGCCAGCCGCAGCGAGGAAGCCAGCCACGCCGACCTCGCCTGGGCGACCATGCACGCCCTGTTAAATGAGCCACTCACCGCCGGTATCAGCACCCCGCTGACATCCACCATTCTGGAGTTTTACTGATGAGTAAGAAAAAAGGGAAAACACCGCAGCCAGCGGTGAAAACAATGACTGCCAGCGCCCCGAAAATGGAGGCATTCACCTTTGGCGAGCCGGTGCCGGTACTCGACCGCCGTGACATTCTGGATTACGTCGAGTGCATCAGTAACGGCAGATGGTATGAGCCACCGGTCAGCTTTACCGGCCTGGCAAAAAGTCTGCGTGCTGCCGTGCATCACAGCTCGCCGATTTACGTCAAACGCAATATTCTGGCCTCGACATTTATCCCGCATCCGTGGCTTTCCCAGCAGGATTTCAGCCGCTTTGTGCTGGATTTTCTGGTGTTCGGTAATGCGTTTCTGGAAAAGCGTTACAGCACCACCGGTAAGGTCATCAGACTGGAAACCTCACCGGCAAAATATACCCGCCGTGGCGTGGAGGAGGATGTTTACTGGTGGGTACCGTCCTTCAACGAGCCGACAGCCTTCGCGCCCGGCTCCGTGTTTCATCTGCTGGAGCCGGATATTAATCAGGAGCTGTACGGCCTGCCGGAATATCTCAGCGCCCTTAACTCTGCCTGGCTGAATGAGTCGGCCACGCTGTTCCGCCGCAAGTATTACGAAAACGGCGCGCATGCCGGATACATCATGTACGTCACCGATGCCGTGCAGGATCGCAACGATATCGAAATGCTTCGCGAAAACATGGTGAAGTCGAAAGGCCGCAATAATTTTAAAAATCTGTTTCTCTATGCCCCACAGGGGAAAGCCGACGGCATTAAAATTATCCCGCTCAGTGAAGTGGCAACGAAGGACGATTTTTTTAATATCAAAAAAGCCAGCGCCGCTGACCTGCTGGACGCGCACCGCATCCCCTTTCAGTTGATGGGCGGCAAGCCGGAGAACGTCGGGTCGCTGGGTGATATTGAGAAAGTGGCAAAGGTCTTTGTCCGCAATGAGCTTATCCCGTTACAGGACAGGATCCGCGAGATAAACGGCTGGCTCGGTCAGGAGGTCATCCGCTTTAAAAACTACTCACTGGACACTGACAACGGCTGAACATCGCCGCCTGCGGGCGGCTTTTTTACACCCCCGTCATCACGCCCTCACACGCTCACCACCGCACAAAACACCCCGCAGACACACCAACGCCCAGCAGGCCAAGTAAACGCCTTCACGACGCGCTCAGACGCTGAAAAAATAAAATCAGCACCACCGCCAGCGCGCAGTGCTTTCCCCGCCTCGCCCGCCCGCTTCATGGGGCGGTTTTAATGCAGGTGCATCATCCCCCCGGCAAGCGCCTGTTCTGGTGCTCGCTGTCAAAAGATATATTTGAAAATGAATGCAAATTTATGCACCTAATGCAGGCGAGGCTAAAAAGAACATCTTTAGTTTGTTTTTTTAACTCCACTGTATTCCGCTATCATCCTCTCAACCGCTGGAAGCAACTCAGCAGGAACGCAAATAGACCTATCTGCCTTTCCAACATCTTTTGGCGTTTTGTAAGTACCATTATAATTAAGGACGCATTCTTTAAGAATTTCAAAAAGAGAAACAATAGGGTCTACGCCATAGCTATCAATAAACTTTCGATAGCTATCATTATCAGATAACGATGAAATATCTCCATGAACAAACTTACACCTAAGCTCATAGATTATTCCTATTTTTGAATCAATATCAATAATTTTCGCCGCATCTCTGCAAACACCGCCAATAATTGAATTTTTATTACCATTATTGGTTCCATACATAGCATCCAATGCTATAAATTGATTCAAAAACCTTTCACGTTTGTCATCCCTCCACCCGTGCGCTATAAAGGAAAGAGCAGACAACATCCTTTTATCAGGTGATGAAAGTATTTTTGTAAGTATCGCCAAGGCTGAATCCGTTATATTTAAATTATATACAGACGGAATATTCACCCGAAACTCACTTTCATGATATTTCCCGACACCAAAAGACTCAACTAGATTATTAACAGCAACTCGATTAATCGCAAAAGGATTATCAACCGCAAGACATAAAGCTCCAAACAAACTATCAAACATTTTCACCGCTTTATCCTCTGATGAAGCATATGCCACCACCAAGCAGGATTTTGACTGTCGAAAATATTTCCCAATTGGTTTATGCCGCATATATTCATCATCATAAAAATCAACAGGAACCTTGATGTCAGTTTTGTCTTTAATATCAGAAAGTAATTCCACCCCTAGCCCCGGGCCATATAAAAATAAATTTTCTCTAAGCTCAAGCTTCCCATCAAAGCCAGCACACCCAAGATTATAAATATACGGACAGGATTTTATTCGTGAAAGCATATAATACTTAAACATCTCACTAAGATTTTTTCTATGAACTTGCGTTATAATATCATCAACACAAATCTTATCAGGATTAAGCGACAGAAAATCAGCATCAATGCGATTGAAGGCTTCAGAACAAAAACCTAACAATAATCTTTTCGCATTGTGAAGGTCACTTATACCTAATTGGGGGCCATATGCTTTTAATAACCTACTAGCACATTTTGCAATCTCCTCATCATCATATGCAAGCCAAAAAACAAAATCTTCTAATGCTTTACCGACTTGGATACAAGGCTGCTCCTTACCATGACTATAAAAAAAACTTTTGCATAATTTGTTTATCATGCCATTAGAGAACGCAACCTTCATAGATACTTCATCCCTTAACGCACTCATCGATAATAATTCCTTATAAGTTATTAATGCACGACTACTAAAGCATTGCTTCAGATTTGTTAATGTATCATGATGCCGTCAGTTTAAGAAAACATCACCCAATCGTCTTTTACAGCATAACTAAACCGCTCACCGTCATAAATTACTGTTGCCCCGCGCGCCAACGCCTCAAGCTCCCATCGCTGCGGCCTGATACCGTTCTGAGCAAGGTCAACGCGGATACGGGTAATTTGCATTCTTTCCGACCGGGTCAGTCTGGCCGATGGTGCAATTTCATGTGGTTTTAACGGGCTTCCGTTTCTTTGCTGACGATTTGGCGTTCTCAGGCCGTGTTTTAATGCGCCCCTGAGCGCCCTCACAACCTCCGGGTCATTCCATTCGATAACACCGTCATCAACCAGATTAAGCACTGCTGCGGCGTGCTCAGAAGGTGTGGGAGCCGGTAACGAAGTATCACAACCGGTGACCTTTCCACAGTTATTGACAGGACTCCGAGGCGCGGCGATGCCGCTTTTTAAAGTCAAAGGCTCAACGACCGGAACTTTCGGCACAATGCGCCAGTCCGTCGTTCTGGTGATATGAATATGACGCGCGCCGAGATGCGGCGCGTAAATGCCGACCACTCTCTCGACCTCTTCCTCGTACTCGTTAACGTCATCCGACGGGCTACGGGCGACCCTGACAGTCTGACAATCGCGCGGGACATTTGCCCCACCCTGCGCGCTGATATACAGCGCAAAATCGCCACTGTCTGCGGCAGCGCGTGCAGCCTCGACGCGTTCGTCAAACTCATCAGCAATGCTGACGCCGCGAGGCAATTTGCGTAGTTCACGGTAAGCCCCCATTGTCGGCAGGCCAACCGTTTTAAATTGCGGAATGCGCCACGTTGACGCCCATGCGGTAACAGCCGCGGCAGTGTCTTTCAGCGGCCTGCCGGTATCGTTATCGAGCTGACCATCCAGTGCATAGCCGTCGATGTTTTTTGAAATGTATTTCGCGATATATCCCGCAGCACCGCCCCGGTTAAGGTGTTTTGCCTGAAAACGGTTTCGCGCAGCTCCTCTTTCGTCTCCATCCTCTTTGAGCGCGTAGCGACGCATGATTTCGATAATCTGGTTACGCTGGCGTGGATTACAAAAAAGCATCATATGCCAGTGCGGCGTTCCGTCGTGGTGTGGCTCGACGACACGCAAACCGTAGACCTGTAAATCATTATCCTTGAATGCCGTGCGCATCAGGCTCCAGATGCGGCAGAGATAACGCTGCGCATCCTTTGGATTAAATGCCTCATCGTTCCAGCCGTGATTAAGCTGAACGGTTTTACTTTCGCCTTTTCTGACCTGACGTGTCGGGTGATACTTTGACGGCGCGGTCAGCGTGATAAACATCCCCACATCACCCTCTGCGGCGGCGTAACGCTCAATACCGGCAATGGTGTTCATCAGCTCCATCCGGCGAATTTCAGGATTAGAAATACTGCCCATCACCTTACTGATAAGGTCGATACGCTCGCCGGTTTCCCTGTTTTCAAGGTCACACGATTTAAGAAATTCCAGATTTGCCTGGCGGCGCGCACGCACATCACGAATGGCGTGTTTACTGGCATAAGGAGAACGGTCTTTATTGACCTCCCCGACAGCTATCAGTAACGCTTCATGCCAGCGCATACGCTGGCCTTTAAGCTGATGAGTCCACCACTCATCGTTAAACAGACGGGCAATGGCAGAATATGCCTGCCTCGTGGTCATCTGCCCTTTACGGTATTTTTTCCAGTAGAGCGGGGAAATATTGAAAGCACGTGCAGCGCCAGCAACATGACCATAGAGGTGAGCCTGCGCCTCATCCGTAAACAGCGATTCTTTTTCGCCATGCGCATCCACCCAGGCATCGCTGAGTTCCTCATACATCATGAAAAGCTGCGATGAGATACGGGCAGCAAACTTTTTCAGCTCCTTGTCATTCATTCCCGGCAGGCGCGCATAGTGGTCACGCTCTGCCAGAAATAGTAACGACGCGTCGGTGTTCATTTCATGGCGCTGATTCACACGCTCAATGCGCGGCCATAAACGACGCTGAAAAGTGGATGTGAGGAAATAAAACCCGTGCACCGGGCTTTTATTGCGCCGGATGTAGTCATAGCGTGAAGTAAACAGCGAGCGCAAAAAGTAAGGCAGGCGGTTAATCGTGGATAAAACACCTTGCACCTGACGCATCTCGTCACGTGTAAGGGGTCTTTCGCGCCCGACGGCCTCGCGTGGCGAGTTCCATGCATAAGCACCGGTAAACGCCTTACCGGTGCCTGCAGCAAATGCTGACGGAGGGACAAAACGCCCGGAGGCTTTAACGGCCATATGAGCCAAAAGCCTCTGAACAACGCCTGCTGAGTTGCTCAACCTGCGCGTTTAAATCAGCAAAAGACTTTGCGCTTCCGGTCAGAATATCGTGATGCATCAGGCCGGAAACGAGCTGGCTTAATTTCGGGTAATAACCAACCACTGCAAGCCATTCCTGACCGGCGTTTTTACCGCTTTCCGCTCTCTTTTTCTCGTGGAGAATAAACTGAAAGCTGTCACTGGTAACGACATAACGTTCGCCAATTTCAATACGAATACTCATGCCGTTCTCCGGTAATGTTTGTTTTTTGCTTCAAAGACTGACTGGCAGGAAACACAACGCGTAGCTGACGGATAAGCCGCACGACGGGCAGCAGGTATTGGCGCGTCACACTCTTCGCAAACCAGCGCAGAAGCACCGCAATGTTTTACCCTTGCCGCGTTAATCTGACGCTCCAGTAATTCAGCCTGTTGTTCCTGAATAAAATCTACGTTGTCCGGCATTACCAGCTCCTTTTGTCGTTAAGTTTTTTAAATTCATCAGCGCAATAGCTGGCAATTTCTGTCGTTAATTTCGTCAGTTCATCCACGGAGGAGATTTGCTTGTGAAATACAGCGCGTTTAACAAGTAAATTGACCACATCAGACAGGAGATTTAATTCGTTCTGATAAATCGCGATAACAGACTCAGTTATTTCGCGTTTTTCTTTATCAAGACCAAGTTGAATAAGAGATAAATCGCCATTTTTCATAACGGTGATTTTTAAGGCGTTATTCAGTAATACAACTGAACGAGAACAGGACATCAAAGCACCTCCCCGCGAGACAATCCGATATTGTGAAATTTTTCCGACTCCTGACTGAGCAGCTCGACTATCTCTACGCGGGATAACTCCGCCTTTGTGATGTGGCGAATTATGGCGTCAAGATGAGAAGAAAAGCGCGTCGCTGCGTCGGCCTGTGCTTCGGTTCTGGCCTGTTGCAGCAGTAATGCGTATTTACCGCACTGATTTTCAGAAACTGTATGCATGACTTTCTCCAGGCAAAAAGAAGCCCCGCACAATTAAGTGCGTTAAAAACTCTGGTTAATTACTTAATGCAGATATTGCTCTGGTTCTACCGACGTCAGAATTGTCGGTGCATACTCAAACAGGCTGAATAATTCACGTAATGCACGGAATAAGGCATCACGCCAGTAACATGATTCTTCATTAATTCGCCAGTATGGCTGGTTGAATTCTTTTTCAGTCAATCCGGCATGCATAAATAAAGTACGGCGCTGACTGACAGTTAAAAAGCTAATATATGCATACTCACTTGCACCGACCTGACGGCGTTTTGAGAATGCCCCACGCAGTTCATCAATTGCACAAACCAGCCGTTCACGTTCGACATCGTTCATTTCTTCAAAACGCATCGTTGCGTGACGCTGTTTTAACTGCGCATGGAAGCAAACCGTTAGCCGTTCGCGTTCCATCATCTGATTATAATAATCGCATGTCTCCTGCCAGCGAGGGACGGCCAGATGCTTACCAATTATCCGGCGCATAGCTGCTGGCTGTTTTTCAACGAGATTGAGCGTCATCACTGTCATTTCCAGACCCTCCGGCTTTTCAGAAAGGTCAGAGCCTTTTTTAACGGACTCTGTTTTTTGGTGCGGATAATGATTCCCTTACGCCCCTTACCGTGGGTGATGGTGAAGTCAATCGCCCTGGGGCTTTCGTTACGCAATAACTGAGCAATACAACGAGGCTCATTCATACGGTTCTCCTTAACGTGGTTCACCGAGACCTAACCACATCAACCAGCCGTCACGAATCTCTTTAGGACGGCTTTCATAAGCCAGTTTTAGTCCGTTATTCCATGCCGGAAGGTATACCCAATATTCACCAGCACGCCCCGATACTGACTGAGGGTCAGTAATCTCAATAACTGGTAATTTCCCTTTCTCAATCATGCCCCTTACAGCTCTTGGAGTTTTACCAATGAGTTTTGCAAACTCCTGATAAGGCACGGCATCAGTCACGCTTACAAGCTGTCTATTCATCTGCTACGATTCTCCCTTAGTGCTTCTAATGGCTCCTAATGGCTAATTATTGCCTAAAAGGATAACTCCAGAAGCACAACATTTCACACTATCAGCAAGAAATTACGCAATCGGAGTAATTATGTCAATAGACGTTTCGGAGAAGTTGAAGCTAATCCGTGAATCTGAAAGGTTAAACCGTAAAGAATTCAGTGAATTAACTGGTGTAGCCTACAGCTCACTTTCGAGCTATGAGAGCCGGTCAAAAAACGCTGGAGTTGAAGCCATAATGAAGGTCTTACAACATCCCAGATTTACTAAATATACTTTGTGGTTCATGACTGATCAGGTAGCTCCAGAAGCCGGGCAAATTGCGCCCGCTCTCGCACACTTTGGGCAAAACGAAACAACGTCGCCCCACTCCGGTCAAAAGACTGGTTAACAATTTATCGTGAATATATTCATCACAAGTGCCTACTATTGGTGGCTAAATTTCAGCCACCACGAAAAAAGCGATTAGTAGTAGCAAAAAAAAGTACCACTCGGAGGGTTTTCTGATGGCAATCAAAAAACTCGATGATGGTCGATATGAAGTGGACATCCGCCCTACTGGACGTAACGGAAAACGCATCCGTAGGAAGTTTGATAAGAAAAGCGAAGCTGTCGCTTTCGAAAAATACACGTTGTACAACCACCACAATAAAGAATGGCTATCAAAACCAACAGACAAACGACGTCTGTCGGAACTGACACAGATCTGGTGGGATTTAAAGGGTAAACACGAAGAGCATGGGAAATCTAATCTTGGAAAAATTGAAATCTTCACAAAAATAACGAATGACCCATGCGCATTTCAAATCACGAAATCCCTTATCAGCCAGTACTGCGCCACCCGAAGAAGTCAGGGTATTAAACCTTCGAGTATCAATCGTGATTTAACATGTATTAGCGGCATGTTTACAGCCCTGATTGAAGCGGAGTTATTCTTTGGTGAGCACCCTATCAGAGGGACAAAGAGGCTTAAGGAGGAAAAACCAGAAACAGGCTATCTCACACAGGAAGAAATTGCCTTACTGCTTGCAGCACTTGACGGCGACAACAAAAAGATTGCGATTCTTTGCCTGAGTACAGGAGCACGTTGGGGAGAAGCAGCTCGTTTGAAAGCAGAAAATATCATCCATAACCGCGTCACGTTTGTTAAAACGAAAACAAACAAACCACGCACCGTCCCGATCTCAGAGGCTGTTGCCAAAATGATCGCGGATAACAAACGAGGTTTTTTATTCCCTGATGCTGATTACCCTCGCTTCAGACGAACAATGAAAGCAATAAAACCGGATTTGCCAACGGGGCAAGCCACACATGCACTAAGGCACAGCTTTGCCACTCATTTCATGATTAATGGAGGAAGTATTATCACGCTACAACGGATACTAGGTCACACGCGGATTGAGCAAACTATGGTTTACGCTCATTTTGCGCCAGAGTACCTTCAGGACGCCATTTCTCTTAATCCGCTAAGAGGTGGTACTGAAGCCGAGAGTGTCCACACAGTGTCCACAGTAGAGTAACGTTTAAGGGCTTTCAGTGGTAATTTATGCCGCTCAAACCCGCATTGTACCGTTGAAAGCCCCTACTGGTGACACCCTAAATCTCCCTTACACGGGCTTATTTTTTTATGCATAAGCCCTATCTCTGGTAACCGTCTTCCATTGACCACATCGATAGAATCCTCCTTCATAGCACGATGCCTTTCACTTATCGGCATCGTGCTCCCACAGGTTCCGGCTACGCACAGCCAGAACGCGCATATTTGACGCTTACCAAAAAATATTCTCACTCTCCACATTTGAATGTCAGACGAGCGACACCATGTAATCCTACACCTTCTGTCTTCAGCTCAACTATTTGCATTTTTTTGCCCTGAGTAACACAGAAATGAGTTGCATCATTTTTTACTATATTTTCTGCACCAGATATTCTACCCCTGGCTAAAGAAGCTTCGGCTTCGGTGTAGTATTGGTTATCGAGTTTACGCTGAATATTACTTTTATATGCAAGACCAAATTTACCGATACTTGTCTCATCATTATGCACAGCACAACCAGACATAATAAAAATACTAATTAATGATATAGCAGCTATCTTTTTCAT